AGCCTGTTAGTACACTGCCTAATGTTCTAGCTACTGTAGAACCAACACCAGTTTCAGCTGGAGTTTGAATAGCATTGTCATAACGAATAGTTAATGAAATAGTCATTGGGTCATTTGAACTATATTCAGCATTTTGGTAATCAACACTGGTTAAGAAGCAACCATACATTTCCCATGTTTCAAGAACTGTAGGAGTGCTAGCACCGTTACCACCATCCAACACTTCAAAACGTGTGACAAATTTGTAATCAATACCGCTTGAAGCTGATGCTTGTTCCATAAAGTCAAATTGTTTTTGTAGTTGTTCGCCGATACGTTTTGATACTTCACCTGTAGCATCGTCACGTAGTTGACATGTAACTGTTTCCCACGTTGGTTTGCCGGCGTAGTAAATACGGCTATTATAGATAGGAATTTCAATAGGATCAAATGTCAATGTAGGACGTTTGAAATCCATTACTTGTTTTGTTAGTTCAGTACTTGGTTGACTAACACCAAAATTTTCAAAGTTCACACGGAAGCGGAACTTTAATTTTGGCATTAACAAACCTTGTGCAGAAGCACTTTGGTTTGTACTCAAGGGTACTGTAAATTTGCTTAATGACGATGTTGCCATTTTGTTTTCCTTTTAATACTTTATAGTATTTACCTATTATTCGTTTGAGTTAAGGGAGTGTTGCCACTCCCATTAACTACGTATATTATAATCCTGCTGCGATTGCGCCAGTATTTTTCAAACGCACTGGAATATAGATAAATTCAATTGCTTTAACTGGTTCAATAGCAATATCAACATACAATTCATTTCGGTCAATTCTGTCCGGTGTGTTGTTTGTTTCATCGCAAACTACCAAGTAGTCGTAGATACCACGTTTAGCAACTACATCATTTAATACTGATTCAAATGCTTGTTTAACTTGATTACGTGTTAGTGTGTCATTTGGTTCAAATATGAACGGACGAGCCACACTGTCAAGTACTGTGCGTAAATAAACAATCAATCTAGCTACGTTAACACGATCCATTGCTGAATTTGTAGCTGCACGTGTTTTTTGACCGTATGCCACCAATCCAACTCCTGGAAGTACTGTTAGTGGGTTAACATCATTGTCATATAATGTATCGCGTAGACCAACTGTTACACCAATGCTACGGAATAAATTGTCATCTGTTATGTCAACATAACCAATTGAGCTGACATTATCAATCAAACCACGACGTACGCCTGCTGGTGCAAACCATGGATAGCTGACATTGTCTGAACGGATATATGTACGTAACATAGCATGTGAAGCTGGAACAACCACGCTTTCACCGTCTAGGTTTGTAGCATAACCGCTTGGATAGTAAACAGCTAGATATTCACTGCGGCTGACTAGTCCTGTTTCGCCATTGTCTGCTGCTAGATTACTGTTACTTGCCCATTCTTGAATTGATGCTGTGCTTGAGTCTAAAGTCAATGGACTATCACCAATAATGAACGCTGTATTCTTACGATCATTATTTAGAGTAATCATATTTTGAATTACTTCTGGATAGCCTGGGCATGCGATTAAGTTGAACTGTACTTGTTCTTCGCGTAGTGCTGTGCTAGACTCGATAGCTGATTTCATTGCTTCAACAATTACATTACGTTGTGCTTTGTGTCCAAAATACGGAACACCGTCAGGGTCTTGGCCACTTGTGCTTACCCAAGAACCAATTTCTGTTGGAGTTGTTGCAGCATTAATATGCCACTCGCTTTCAAAACGTTTAACATTGTAACCACTGCGACGTGTGTTGAATAGCAATGTACCACGTGCATATAGTCTATAGTCAGGACAATCATCGTCAATATAATCGCTAGATAATAGATCAGCGATATCAACTAAATCAGCGACGATTGGATCTAATGTACCAGCTGTGTCCCAACGTGCATCAGCAAACACAATACCGTCAACGCTAACTTGATCTGTGTTGTCAATTAATTCCCATGTTGTGCCGTTGTAACGACGGATAACTGGATAATTTTCTAAATCACCTGTGTCAATCCATAAATCACCAGAAGCCAATTGAGCGCCATCACTTTGTTCTAGTGGTTCTGTAGCTGATAAAATTGGACCAGCTGGATCAGTGGCTGTTAGATCAAACCCACGTGCATCGTTAGCAACGTTTTGGTAACCTCTCCAACCACTGCCATCATGTACAAGAATATCCACATCTAATGGGTTATTGTAGTACCATAATGCGCCATCTAATGGATTGCTGTACGGAGCAGTATCGCTATATGTATAAGTCAATGCTCTAAATGGACTTAGTAGATATACACTACCACCAGTAATTGTTTGTACGTTATTATCTGCAATAATACCAGTAAGAGTCAATGGAGTACCTGTTAGGTAAGTAAATTTAATTGTACCACCTGCTAGATGACTGATACTGATAGCACCACTTGCTTCAATTGCAGCCACAACGTTTGGTATATCTGCAGCTAAAACATCTGCTACTAAATCTGCCGCAGTTGTGCCTGATAATGTAATTGTTGTGATGTTTGGTGTATCTGTTCCAGGAATGCTAGATTCCATTCTAAATGTGTTATTAACAGTATAAGTTGCGTTGCCACCTGCTACTGTACCAGTTGCTTTGGTTAGGCCACTTACTGCTTTTCTATATAATCTAAATGTACCTGTATCATTGTCTTGTGTGTCGTATTTTACATAGATTGAACCTGCAGCTAATGAAATACCACCACCAACAGGATCTAAACCATAAACAGCAGCACTGTCTGACAGATACAATGGTGCGGCTTGTTTAACCCAAGAATCTAATACTGCATCATATTCTTTAATACCATAGTTTGCACCGTTACCAGTTGCTGATGTTTTAAACCATATAGAACCCCATGGACGAGGAGTAGCATCTGTTACTCTCCATGCTGGAGCATCTCTATAGCTAGCATAGGTAATAGTTGGGCCAAATAGTGTTTTAGTATTTGCTGTGCCGTCGATTGCAGAATCAAATAAACCTAATTTAACTGCGCAGTCTACGTTACCAATTGTAGTACCTTTGCCAATAGTTAATTTACCGTTGGCTAATGATAAGTTGCCTGAGCTTGCAGCTAATCTGTTAACAAAAATTTCAAGTTGACCAGTGCCGTTTACGCGAGCACTTACGCCTTTACCTGACATAGCTGTGTTAATATCTGTTACTGCTGAGCTAATTGTTGTGCTTGTTAATGTAATGTTTGTGCCATTAAGAACTAATTTATCACTGATAGATAAGTTAGCTGGATTAGCAATACTACCTCTGATAGTATAAACAACATCTTCCCAATCTTGGCTACCTACTAATACCCAAGCATTTTCATAACCTTTGTAATAAACTGGATTATTGACGCTGGTTGCTACTACAGCATAGCTGCCAATAGCACCGTATGAACTAATAGGAACACCTGAGCTTAGATATGCGGTATTTGTAATAACATCTGGAGATTGCAGTACTAGACCGTCTTCGCCCCATTCATAAACACCCCAATTAGTACCATCTGCACTAATATCTAACCAATATGTTCCGTCTGTAGCATTACCTGTTGGGCGAATACTTGTGCCTTCAAGTTGAGCTAGGTCTACATTGGCACGTTGGACATACACACGATTAGCTACACCTAATGCACTGTAAGCAGCAAGTAAGCCGTATTCGTTACGTTCATCACCGTTAATAGGATTATCGCTAGCATCAACTTGGAATGTTGGTGTACCAAAACGTTGTACTAGTTCTCTTTGACTAGAAATAGCAAACAATTTTTCTACGTTTGCTTGGGTTGTATAAGTTGCTATATCCCCGTTGGGATTAGTTTTATCTTGTGCGGTAGCAAGTAACACATAAGCAATAGTGCCTTGTGCAGTTGGTTGATATTGACTTTCGTCAATTACCGTTACTTGTACTCCAGGTGAAATAAGTGCCATTTTTAGTATTCCTTATATATTAATGCTTTCAATTATTTATCGGTTATGGCAAAATCTTGCTTAGTTAGATGCCCTTTTAAAGGTTCGCTTATAAATACTATATGCTATACCGTCCTTTATGTACAGTTTGTAACAAAAAACCTGTTGCAGTTAACTATAAATTGCATGGTAAAACCTATTATCGTGGTCGCTGCGACGGTTGTTGTAGGAAAAAACGTAAACTACCGTTACAAACACCTAAGTGGATGTTGGAAGGTTACAAAAAGAAACCACACTGTGAAAAGTGTGGCTTTAAGGCTAAACTAAAACAGCAATTATTTGTCTATCACGTTGACGGTGATCTAAACAACAATAGTGTTTTGAATCTAAAAACAGTCTGTGCTAATTGTCAATATGAAGTTGCCCAAGAGGGTTTAGGATGGCGTCAAGGCGATCTTGTACCTGACTTTTAGTGATATTCAACTCAATTTGATTGTATAGTTCGTCTAAGGTACCATCATTGTTCAGCACTATATCAAACTTCTGTCCAACCCAGGCAGTTTCGCTAGCATGTACTTTAAGTTTTTCTATTTTTTGTTTGCTTAATGCCCAGTTCATATTACGATTGGGACCTTTGTTCATACTCACTGCTTCATCAAACCACTTAGGTTCGGCGCCACGCTTGATACGTACTACTTGACCACCTGCGGCACGTATGGCTTTAATTTCATTTGGGAATCGACAGTCTGTAATAACAATATCATCTGTGCTAGAGCGTAGGCGATTTTCTAAACTGGCTACCCACATGTCATCATGGAATCCTTTGCGGATTACTTCGGTTCCCCAATACTGTAGAACATATCTAGGAGTAATGTCTTTCTTTAAACGTTTAGTCCACCATTCATCACGAGTTTCGCGCCACTCTCTTGATTGTTTAGTACGGCCTTCTAATAGTTCACGATCCCAGCCAAATATAGTTGAAACAGAATCTTTAAGACTGTTAGCAAAGCTCTCGCGACGGAATCCATGGAAGTTAACTAGATAATCTGCTACAGTGTCTTTACCACTTCCGATAAAGCCTACGATGCCGATGATTTGACTCATTGAATTCCCCTTAATTGATAGTACTATTTTACGAGAGTTTAAGCTAGTTGTCTAGTCCTTTTGACTATGAAATTTTTGAAGACTCAACTTCAAATATTTTAATTATAGAATTACATATATCATAATGCGGATATTGTTTAAATTTTTCGATAATGTTTGTTTTGTCCTGAAAACTCAATGATAATATATTGTATTTTATTGGATTGCGTAGTATATTGAATGACACATGATCAAAATCCTGTGTATCAATCCAATTTAACAATTCTGGCAAGTAAAAAACATTTTGCGTATTAATTGTAGGGTACACTTCTGTGATAAATTTTGTCGAACGTTTTGAATTAAATTTTTTAATATTCTCAATGAGTTGAGCCCAACTGGCGCCACATCTTTGTTGTTCAAATCTGTCACCTATGTCATCTATACTAAAACTAATTTTAATTTCTTTAAAATGTTGCCAAAGATCAAAAAAATGTTCTGAATATACTGTTCCATTTGAATTATAATCTATCTTGATATTTTTAGCTATGTCTAACTCTATTATTCGTTTAAGAAATTTAAAATGTAATTTTGACATCAATGGTTCACCACCATATAAATCTAAATATTTTATATTTTGTATTGTGTTTTCAATTTGATTCCAAAATTCCTCAGATTCTGCCCATTTTACTGATTGTTTGAGTGTTTGGAATTCTACCGGAGAAATAACACCGTTGGCATAGTCTTGTTCAGCAATAGATGAACTCGAACTTCTATTACAAATTTTACAGCTTAAATTACAGGCATTACCTAAATTTAAATCAAAAAGTTGTAGATTATCGATGTTTTCTTTTTGATAATCTAACCTATAATATATTTCTTTAAACTTATGCTTGCCTCTTTGTCGCATGCTGTGTTTACCAACAGATTCTTCTCGCCAGCAAGCCGAACATTCGGTGGGGCGGTCACCTACCAAAAATGCCTGACGTAGATCTTTCATAACGTTGCTACTGTATGCATCTTGTATGGTAGTTTTAGATAAATTGGCTATATTTTTGTTACTCATACAGCAGGGACTAATGTCCCCAACGGTAGATATGCGTAGATTTATCCATGGGTATATACAAAAACTATCACTAAAACTAAAATCAATTCCTGTAGTAGCGTCAGTTGTTTCAAAAATAACAAAAAAATCTGAAATATCAATGGCCACTAATAATTCATCAATTAATTTTTTTTGGTTTACAGAATTATAGACAATCCTAATACGTTCATCATCAGCAAATATATCTTTTTTCAAAGACAATAATGCCTCATATAAATCTTTTAAGGACTTAAAAGAGGTTACATCTAGGGTCGCTAGGATATTGTGATTCACGAGAATTTTAAATTGTTGTCCAGACTTTTTTAACCAGTTATCCAAGTCATTGGCATGCCGCCATCAACATAATTTCTGATATCTTCTTCTAGTTTGTCTAGTAGTGCTTGGCCTTCAGCTTTGAGTGCTGTACCATTTAAACTAGTGCCGCCTTGTGGGCCATTGATTGTAGCAAATTTTTCACGTGCTTGACCAATACTCATCATTACTAGTGCATAAGCATAGTCTTGAATCCAAGGAAATGCCTGAGGGTCATTGAGTAACATCATATTAGGTTTATAGTTGTCGATATGCAACAACACACTTTCACTGATGTTTTGTACAGCGTTTTGTCCCATAAATGGAATTTTGCGTGTTATAATTATTTTTTTAGTCACACGATTCCACGAAAACTGTATGTAGCCACCAAACATTTTCATTGCTTGTTCCTGATAACCAGCAAAAAGTTCGTAATTAGCCAGGCCGCCAACACGACCCGCTACCAGCATGTAGGTATTTAGGTAACCTGATGCAAAAGGTTCAAATTGGCTAGCTGTTGAACCTGTCACGCT